AAGAAAAGGTTCAGAAGAAAGAGATACTTCCCGGTAAATCGTATCAGATTACAACAAATACATCTGCTACGGTCGATGTCATAAACCGGCTTGAAAGAGAACTTACCAGTGTTCAGGCAAGAAAGACAGCATGCATAGAAGCATTAACCAATTTGAGGTTTGAGAAGAGGAAAGAGCTTGGCGATCAGAGAGGTAATGAGCTTGTAAGAGCTTGGGCAGAAAAGGTAATGCAGACAAGGAGGAATTCGGATGGATAATTGGCTTGATGAATTCCTTGAGGAAAGTATTCAGATATGGCAGCAAGACCCGGTTCGCTTTTGTATTGAAGTATTGGACTTCGTTCCTGATGAATGGCAGGAGGCAGTATTAAGAGATTTAGCACAGGCACCTAAGGTAACGGTTAAGTCCGGCCAGGGTGTTGGAAAGACTGGTCTCGAAGCTGCAACCTTGTTATGGTTCCTTACCTGCTTTCCCGGATCACGTGTTGTTGCTACAGCTCCTACGAAACAGCAGCTTCATGATGTGCTTTGGTCTGAGGTTGCCAAATGGCAAAATCGCTCTCCGTTGCTCTCACAGCTTCTTAAATGGACAAAGACATATATTTATATGGTCGGCTATGAAAAGCGTTGGTTTGCGGTAGCGAGGACTGCTACGAAGCCAGAGAACATGCAAGGCTTTCATGAAGATAATATGCTTTTCATCGTTGACGAGGCTTCAGGTGTAGCGGATCCGATCATGGAAGCTATTCTCGGTACCTTAACCGGTGAGAATAATAAGCTGCTGATGTGCGGAAACCCAACAAAGACTTCGGGTACCTTCTATGATAGCCATACAGCTGACAGAGCTATTTACCGATGCCATACGGTCAATTCAATGGATAGCAAGAGAACTAACAAAGAGAATATCGAATCCCTTATCAGAAAATACGGCGAGAACAGTAATGTTGTCCGGGTCCGTGTCTATGGTGAGTTTCCGGAGCAGGAAGACGATGTATTCATTCCGATATCATGGCTTGAAGGCAGCATCAAGACGGAATTGTCCGATGCTACTGCAAAGGCTTTCGGAGTATATCGCAATGATGCCGGTGTTCTTCTTCCGGTGGATACAAGCGGTGTTACTCAAATTGATATCGGGTGTGACGTTGCCCGCTTCGGTGATGATAAGACCTGCATCGGCTATCGTGTGAATGAGGTTACCAAGATTTACAAAAAGTATAACGGTCAGGATACAAACTGGACAGCGAGCAATATTGCTAAGCTGGGTTTGGGACTGATTGATAAATTCAAATATAAAGACCGCATCCCGGTAAAGGTGGATGATGGCGGTGTAGGGGGTGGAGTGGTAGATCAGCTTAGAGCATTGAAGCGAACCTATCCACAGAAGTATTCATGGATGGAGATTATCCCGGTGAACTTCGGACTACCGATCAAGCACAAATACTACCATGATACCACGACTTACATGATGGGAATTGTCCGGGACCTGATACAGCCCTTCGATGCAGAAGGGAATAAAAAGAAGCCGGAGCTGATACTACCAAATGATAATGATTTAGTCGGTCAGCTGTCGTGCAGAAAGTATTCGTTTCTAAGTAATTCCAAGCAGAAGGTAGAAAGCAAAAAGGAAATGAAAGACAGAGACCTTTCCTCTCCTGATGAAGCTGACTGCATCCTGCTTGTTTGTTTGCCTGTAACATTGAAAAAGAAAAAAGGAAAGGAGGGATAGGATTTGGAAGGTGAAGAAAAAGTGACACCTCAGGTCGGGGTAAGAATAATCAAATCTGCTGAACCAATGGATCCGGCTTATGATGTGATAGCAAAAGCGGAGACACCTCAGCAGCTTTCGGAAGTAGAGAAAGTAAATTCAGCAGAATGGATTCAGCATGTCATTGACCAGCGAGGCCTTAAGGAGCTGGTACAGCATTCAACAGTCCTTCCCCAGTGCATCAGGGCATATAAAAACAATATCTGTGGTTTTGGTATTGGAGTAAGATATGCTGACGATTACAAGGAAGAAACCGAAGCGATGATAGCAGAATATACGAATGCAGAGAGGATTATCAATCTGCTTAATATCGATATGCAGACGAAGGAAGTATTTGAAAACATCATTGAATCTCGTGAGACATTCGGTATTGCATATCTGGAAGTTATTCGGAATGCCGCTGATGAAGTGGTACAGATCGAGCATATCATTGATACACCTACCATCGAAATGACTTATCCTTTAGCGCCTTATGTTGACACCACTTACTTTTATAAGGGTGAAGTGATTTCCAGAAAGAGAAAGTTCAGGAAGTACCGCCAGACGGTCGGGGGTAAAACAGTTTACTTTAAGGAATTTGGTGATCCTAGGGTAATGGATAAGAATACCGGAAGATACGCTGATGAAGAAACGGGAGAAGTCATTGCTCTGGATGATAGAGCAAATGAAATCCTTGATTTCCAGTTGGGTACCGAATATTACGGTGAGGTTCGTTGGATTGGCCAGGTGCTGACGGTCGACGGTACCAGAAGAGCAGAGGTTTTGAATAACAACTACTTCCGGAAGGGAAGACATACACCGCTGATGATAGTCGTTAAGGGTGGTACTCTTACAGATGATAGCTTCACAAAGCTTCAGACATATATGAATTCCATTCAAGGTGAAAATGGTCAACATGCATTCCTGGTACTGGAAACGGAAAACTCTGATACAAGAGCTGACTTCTCAGATACCAAGCAGCCAGAGATTGAGATTAAAGACCTTGCAGCTATCCTACAGAAAGATGAATTATTCCAGGAGTATTTAAACAACGGTCGGAAGAAAATACAATCTTCTTTCCTTCTCCCGGATCTGTATGTAGGATATACAACGGACTTTAACAGGGCAACAGCACAAACAGCCATGGAGGTTACGGAGAAGCAGGTATTTCAGCCGGAGCGTATTTCCTTGGCATGGGTAATCAACAACAAGCTCCTGAATGGGTATGGTTTTAAATATGTCGAGGCATATTTTGAAGAGCCTGATATCACTAATCCGGATGATATATTCAAGATACTTAATGTTACTGAACGTGCCGGCGGTCTTCCTCCGAATACAGCAAAGGAATTGACATTCAAGACCCTTGGCAAAGATGCAGAGGATTATCCTGATGAATGGGGTAACATACCGCTGCAGTATCTAAAATCATTACCACAGCAGCCGGTTACACCTGACCTTGTAAACCAGGTAGATGCACAGATTCAGAAGGCAGCCAATAAGAAAGAGGATGAAGTCCTTGCTGTCATGAAGGAAGTCAGAAAGCTACTTGTGAATATGAGTGAAGGAGGCAAGTAAATGTGCCAATATTGCGATTTAATCAAAGCCATAGACAGATACATACAGAAAGCAGATGATGAATTAGAAGATGCTCTTGAGAAAGAGGGCTTCGCTGATCCGGAAGGAACTGCAAAGGAAATCAATTCGATTGAAGACCAGGTATCCGAAATACTGGATAATCAGACATCGGTATTTCTTGATGCTCTGAAAAAAGCAGCTGACAACGGATTAGACCTTCAAGCGTTCTTTGCTGATGTATGGCCGGAGCTTATGGCATCTGATATAACCGGTGAAGAATTACTCAAATTATTCTTGAATGAATTCACCGAAACAATTCCTAAGATAACCACAAACTATCTCATGGAAATGGATTCCGAATTGGTTGCTGATCAAATCACAAAAAGAACTACAGCATGGATAGACAGCTGGAGCAAAGACCTTGCTGACCTCATGAAGCTAAATTCTCATGAAGAGATTGGGAAAGTCCTGAAGGATAGTATTGCAAATGGTAAAAGCATCGAAGAACTTACCCGGGATATCATGGAGAAGGGAATCCGGAATACTAGGTATAAGGCGCGCAGGGTTGCAATTACCGAAACCTTAAGAGCACATTCTTATGCAAGGGAAGAAAGTATTCGCCAGAACCCAGCTGCAACCGGTAAGGAATGGGTACATACCGGCGCATATAGAAATGAACCCAGGCAGAACCATGTTGATATGAATGGTCAGATTGTTGGAAAAGCGGAACCGTTCGAGCTTACCGGAAAAGACGGAACCATTTATTATCCTATGGTCCCGAGGGATAGCAGTCTTCCGGCTTCCGAATCTGTTAATTGCCATTGCATACACCGGGCAGTCATTGACGATGATGTTCTTGGGTTGTCCTTGGAAGAGAGGAAGCGCCTTCAAGCTGAAATAATTGCCGAAGATGATAAAGCATGGGAAGCAGAGAACACAGCAGATGCGGATAGTGAATAATTGTTTCATTGATGCCCTCTAAAATGACGAAATAGAGGGTTTGTCCTAATTTTGATATGTTAATACCTTAATACCTTGTTAGCTCTAAAATTAAACATAAACCATGGCAGCCGAAAACGGCTGTTTTTATTTTGCAACTTTCCAGTTGCAAGGAAGGAGGTACGCATGAGTAATCAGATTGAAAGAGCTTTTACCTATCATGCTCCTAAGGAGGGGCAACCGGAGAAGTACCAGGCAATCAGAGACAAAGCGAAAGAGCTTGCATATGTGATTGACAAAGAAACTCCGGAAAGCAGAGAAAAATCTCTTGCCATGACAAAGTTAGAGGAAACCGTGATGTGGGCGAATGCTTCAATCGCTCGGAATTAGAAAGGCGGTGATCCGAACGTATCTCCCTATGACGTTGGGTTAAACGTCGCTATGCAATTCTCGAAAGGAGGTGAAAGAGAAAATGGGAAAGGAAGCAACGCTTAAAAAAGCATATGAAATTACAGATGCTAAGATCTCTTTTGTTTCGCTCGTTGATAAAGCTGCCAACAAAAAGCAGTTTCTTATTACCAAAGCCGAAAATGGTAAGGCGAACTTCTCTACTTATGGACGTATCCTGAAGGTGGATGAAGAGCACCACTATGTAACAGGGGTTGTGTATGAGCCTTTGGTTAAGGATGCTCACGACAACTACATGACCGAAGAAGAGATTATCAAAGCTGCATACTGGTTTGCCAAAAACGGTGACAAGGTTGATCTGCAGCACAGCTTCGAAGAGTTAAAGGATGCTACTGTAGTTGAAACATGGGTAACCAAGTCTGATGAAACCATAGAGGATGAAGAGATCAAGAAGGGTACATGGTTAATGACCGTTGAGATATCGGATCCTGATATATGGGAGAAAGTTCAAAAGAATGAGATTACCGGTTTCTCCATGGGTGGTGTTGGTATCTACAGTGAGGAGGATGTTCAGTTGGACGACATACAAAAAAGTAGTGATCCAAAGAATGAGCCGGACAGCGAGCAGAAGGGTTTCTTCAAAAAGCTTGCTAAAATGTTCGGACTTGAAGTAATCGAGAAAGGTGCCATGACGGATAAGTATCTCGAAAGAGTAAAGAGCAATAACTTCTGGAGTGCATTCAACACTTTGGAGGATATTCTCCGTCGGTATAATTGGGCATCTGATAAATACGAATTTGAGGATGATGAAGACAAAATCAGGGAAGTTCTTGCTGAATTCAATGAAATTGTAGTAGAACTTCTTACTCAAAAGAGTATTACAAAGGCACTTGCTGACAGTGCCAAGGAAGCACCAGTTGAAAAGGCTGGAAAGTCCTTAAGTCAGAAGAACCAGGAAACATTAAAAGGTATTTATGAATCGCTCGGAACGTTCCTTAAATCGTTCGATGAGCAGAAGGAGGATGAAGAAGATATGGAAAAGCAGGAAGTACAGAAAATGATTGAGGAGGCTATTGCTAAAGCAGTTACCCCTCCCACTACACCGGCAGCACCCGCAACACCCGCAGCTGCTCCTCAGGCAGATGCCACATTAACTGCCGATGCAGTTCAGAAGATGATTACCAAAGCTGTTCAGGAAGCACTTGGTGAGAAGAACGATCCAGAACCGGTAGAGAAGGCTTTAACTACTGATGATGTTCAGGAAATGCTCAAAGAAGCATTAGAACCGCTAATGAAGAGCAGAGCTTTACCTGGTAACCTGAACAACACTCATCAACAGGTAGAGAAAACCGAAACTCATTACTTACATGGGATTCTCTAATAACCCAAAACCACAATAAGGAGGATATGAATTATGAATGCTAATCAGAGGATTATCAACAAAGCTGCCATTGAGACTGGCACTCTTTCTTCCGGGTTACTTAATCCGGAACAGGCTAGAAAGTTTATTCAGCAGACTTTCGATGCTACTAATTTAGGACCATTAGTACGCCATGTACAGCGTACCGCCAAGACTGGTGAAATCGACAAGATCGGTATCGCTTCTCGTATTCTGAGAAAGAAAACTGAGAATACCGATGATGGATACCGCGCAGGCGTTAACACCAGCAAGATCGAATATGCTACAACTGCTGTTCGCTTGCCTTGGGAAATCACAGAAGAGACCCTTCGTGAAAATATCGAAGGTCAGAACCTGGAAGCAATCATCACAAACCTCATGACAACCCAGCTCGGAGTTGACCTTGAGGATCTGTATTTGAATGCCGACACCGCTACACTGGACACCGATGAAGATTACGACTTCCTGAAAATCAATGATGGTTGGATCAAGCAGCTCTTAAATGGTTCTCACGTTGAAGACAGGACCTCCAAGAGCGCTGGTGCTATGAGCATTGATGTTTATTATGATGCTCTTGCTCAGATCCCGAATAAGTACAACAATGGAAAGCTTCGTTGGTTAATGTCTCCGAAGAGAAAGCAGGAATGGGAGAAATACCTGCTCAATCAAATCCTTAATGCAGGTGGTGCAGCTCCTGAAAGCTTGTACAAGAACCCTGCATCCGTTCCCGCAGTTGAGATCCCGTCTCTTTCCAATGATAAGATTATCTTAACTGATCCTCAGAACCTTGTTGTAGTTAATACCTACGACGTAAAGATTCGTAAGACCACTGAAGGTAAGGAAGCAATCATGCAGGACAAGAGATTTTATGTTTGTCACCTTGATTACGATACTATCATTGAAGAGCTGGATGCAGCTTGTATCATCAAGGGCTTAAAATAAGCCTAAGATAATTCCTTTGTCTGCTAACGAGCATTAGCGGACATACGTAGAAGGGAGGACCTAATATGGTTCGTATAAAATTATTAAAAGGGCTTTCTTACAGTGGTGTAGTTTCTGCCACTAAGAAAAGCCCATATGTTACAACGGATGAAGATACCGCAAAAGAGGCTGTTGCCACTGGTTATTTCGGATATGTTCATGAGGCTGTTTCTACCCCTTCCAATGATACTACTGTTGAAAATACAGCAGAGGATCAGGAAGAGGATGAAGTTGCTCAGGATGATCAGGAAGAGAATGATCTTCCTCCGGCTACTGAAGATAAAGTTCAGAAGCCTATCGATAAAATGACCAAGCCGGAGCTGGAAGCTTATGCCGAGGCAAACGGTATCGATATTTCGAGTTGCACCAATAACGAGCAGAGAATCGCTCTCATCAAAGAGGTTGAGAATAAGAAGGACGAGAACATGGTTCCTGACTTTTCTCAGGAATAGGAGGATATTATGAAGGTAGTACCATATAACATGGGTGCATGTGGAATGAAGCAGCTTATGTATGCAGGAGCTGTTGCTTTTGATGCAGAAGAAATTGCCACTGGCGAACTCTTATGCAAAATCCCAAAGAATACGGTTATCACAAAGGTAATTTGTGAAGTTTCCGCTGCTTTCAATGCAGCTGGAACGAACCAGATCACTCTTGGTACCAATGAAACCGTCAACAATCTGTTAAGTGCAGATGATATGAACGATGGCATCTGTGCAACAAAGGTCTTTGATTTCGGCGCTGCAGGCGGAAACAATGATATCACGGTTACCGCTAAGAAGCCCGGTGTTGCAGGCAACAAGATTAAAATTCAGTTCAAGGATCCGACTGGAAACAGCAAGCCTCTTGAGGTTACTGCTGTAAACGATGTGATTGTTGTATCTCTTGCCACCAGTGGAGCCGGAGCAATTACCTCTACCGCAGCTGACGTAATCGCAGCTATCAATTCCGCTCTCGTATCGAAGGACTTAGTCGTTGCGGCTTTAGTAGCTGATAACGATGGTACAGGAGTTGTTACTGCTGTAGCCGCCACTGCTCTTGCAGGCGGAAAGGACGGTTCATATCACAAAGCCGGTCTTTACCAGAAGGATGTTTGGTATGAAACCGGAGCTACCGACAAGGATGTACTGGTTAAGTATGCACAGGATGGTACAGCTGCTTCCGCTGGAGCCGCAGAGTTCTACTTTGAGTTTGTAAGGGTTCCGGAAGAATAGGAGGATCATTATGGCTACTAGACCTTGGATAACTCCAAAAGATGTTACCGATTATACAGAATATGCAGAGGTAAAAGCCAGAGCTGAAGCGAAGCTGAATGTGGATATCTCAAGGGCAGAGCAATACATAATCACCTATACAAATAATAAGTTCAATGGGACTGCATCTGACGGAACAGCCGAGCCATTGCCGGAGCCGGTGAAAACGGCAACGATTATCTTGGCCGAGAGTTATGCGTACAATGCAATTGAGGCAACCAGGAGAAAGAAGTCAGAGAGCTTTGATGATTATTCGTATACTGCGGAATCGAATGCTGTTGAGATTTCTTCTCTTGGGTTAGAGCCCCTCCTTGATGAATACAAAATTGTAAAATCGAAGAGTGAGATTGTTATGAAATTACGTGCATTGTGAAGGGGTGAGAGATTTGGCAATAGAAGATTTCTTCGATCATAAGTGTGATATTTATCACACAAAGATAGAAACTGTTTCCCCTGGATATAACCTTCCTGGATCCCCTAAGTTCTCATATGGTACCGTGCCTGATATTGAGAATGTTGATTGTCATTTTCATGTTAAGAACAGCAGCATAAACATAATTCAGGAAGAGGCGGTAAACAAATATGAGGACCATGTTAAGATAGCACTTCCGGCCGGTACGGATATCCGTCTGAATGACCAGGTAATCAATAGAGAAACTGGTCTTATCTATACCGCAGAGCTGCCAAAGAATATCAGAGATCACCATATTGCTGTTTACCTACAAAGAACCGGAACGATAAAGGGGGCTTTATAGTGGGTAAGAACATATATATCGATGCTTCGGAACTGGAAGCATTTATTAATCGCCTCAACCAGGCTGCAAAAGGTGATTTCAAGAGAGACCTGGAATTGTTTCTTCAAGGTCTTGGTGAAGAGTTCCTTCGCTTAGTACAAGACGAGATTATTCGCAAAGAGGTGATGGATACCAGACTTCTCCTTCACAGCTTTCAAAAGGGGCAGGAAAACAACATTTGGGAGCTGAAGGAGGGAAACTTAAGCCTTGAGGTTGGCTCGTATTTAGATTATGCCATTTATGTTAATGACGGGCATATGACAGTAAATGCAGACACCAGAGGGGCATTCAAGTTAAAAGATGGTACACTCGCACGTTTCGTCCCGGGTAGATGGGAAGGAGATCGTTTCATCTATGAACCGGGTGCAAAGACCGGCATGATATTAAGAGAAAAGAAAGTTGAGGGAGCTCATTATTGGGAATCTGCATTGCATATTCTCGAAAAGATGCTCCCTCATTTGTTAGAAGCTAAAATGCGCCAATGGATAAACTCTTATTTTAAAGATCTGAAGTGAGGTGATGAATATGCTCGAACAGGAACTTGCAAGCATAATTCATACGGTGTTGGATAAGGCTGGTGATGTTACTCCGTACTATCATCAGCAGGCGAAAGATTTTCAGATACCTTCTATATTTTTTCCGGTACCCGAGAAATTCTCTGGAAGCTTCTCTTTATCATCGTATGAGATATCTTTCTTGTGGTTAATAAAAGTCTATGCTACCGATACCATGTCAGCATATGAGATTGCCTCTAATGTACTTGAAGACATTGTATCCCATAGAAACCTGATCCCACTGTATAACATGGATGGATCCCTGACTGGAAAATCTCTTCGTGTCAAGTTCCCAAGGCTACGCAAGGTTGAAGAAGGAATTGTCCAACTTCAAATCGAATGGGACAGCATCCGAGGCTATCATCAGGATCCAGCAGAGAAAATGACTACCTTTAAAGCAGCCTATAACGGTACTATCCTTGCGGATCATGATGTAGGCATAGCTTTACAGATAGCCATTGATAAATACCTTGTTGACTATCGTCCAGCATCTACAAATGTACATGCCGGCGAAATGCAAATATAAGGAGGTTTGTTATTTATGAGCAAAGAAGTTGAAAAGAGCTCACCGGGACCAAAGTTCTCGATCGAAACTCTTTCAAAGAATTGTAAGAAGCTCTTCGGAGTTTCTCAGAGCACTTATGCCGGTGCTACATTCGGACTGACCGGGGAATTTACGGTTGAAGAGATGGATGGAAAAATAAAAAATTGGCTTAAGAAGGAGGTAAAGTAGTATGGCAGGAGGAACATTTGACGCTTCCGTAGGAAAGGTAAGACCTGGTACATATATCAATACCAAGTCTTCAAAGCAGAATATCGCTGGAAGCAATTTGAGAGGTATTGTTGTTATCCCTCTGTTAAGTCATAAATGGGGACCTAAGGGCGAATTCATCACATTGAATGCATCTGCCCCGGACGCTTCTATCGCGAAGCTTGGTTTCAGTGTTTATGATAATGATGCCAACATGAAAATGATCAAGGAGGCATTCAAAAACGCAACAACCGTTATCGTATATATCCCTTCCGCGGGTGCCAAGGCAACGGGAGCAGCAGCTCCGTTGACCGTTACCGCAAAATACGGCGGCACCAGAGGTAACAGCATCAAGTTTACGGTGGTAGCTAACCCGCTGGGTGGCTTCGATGTTACCATTTACTTAGGCACTGCAGTTGTCGGGGAGTATACAGGTGTTACCACGGTTGAACAGATTATCGCTGCCGGTAATGATTACGTTACATTCTCTGGTACCGGAAATCTTGCGGAAACTGCAGGAGTTAACCTTTCCGGTGGAACAGACGTTGCTCCGACAGTTTCCGAGCTTACGACTTTCCTTGATGCCTTGGAAAAGGTTAAGTTCAATGTTGTAGCATTCCCAATCGACCCGGCATCTGCCGATGCAGGCTCATTGAATACAGCATTGATTTCCAAGATTAAATATTTCCGTGAGCAGGTTGGTAAGTATGTAAAGGCTGTCGTTGCAAAATATGACACCGATTACGAAGGTGTTATTAATCTCACAAATGCTGCTGATGTTGATGGATCCGCATTAACCATCCCACAGACAACAGCATGGGTTGCTGGCGCAGAAGCTGCAGCTACCTATGTTCAGTCCAATACATATAAAAAATATGTTGGTGCGACTGGAATTGTGGGAGTAAAGACCCACGAGGAAGCTATTGCAGCTATCAAAAACGGAGAGTATTTCTTCTCCTATTCGGAAGAGGGAGACGTTGTTGTCGAGTATGATATCAACAGCCTGACTTCATTCACGACCGAGAAGACACAGGATTACAGCAAGAACAGAGTATTGCGTGTGTACGACACATTCTCCGATACTCTGAAGCTGAACTTCCCTCCGAATAAGTATGACAACAATGATACCGGGTGGAACATCATGGAGGGTATCGGTAAAGGCATTCTGAAAGAATTTGAAGATGCCGGTGCAATAACAGAGGTTGATTATGATAATGACTTCTTGGTTGATCGTTCCAAGAGTTCTGGGGATCAGACGTATTTCAATATTGGTCTCAAGGCTGTGGACAGCGCCGAGAAGTTGTATTTCACAGTCACTACACGATAAGGAGGGAAAATAGATGGGTGGCGTAAATAAAAGACACATCAGTTTGAAAGAAGGTTCCGCTTTTATCGATGGTGTAAAAGTCCTGGAAGCGATTAAACTGAGCATTGTAGTCACTCCCGAGGTATGGAGCGGCAGATCGCTTGGTGAGAAAGGTAAGTCCAGAAGGTGGCTAGGAATTGATGTTACCGGATCATTGTCTGAATACAAATCAACTCCATGGTACAAGGAGAAGGTTAACGAGTATATCAAGACAGGTAAGACACCTGAAATGGTAATTCAGGGAATTCAGGATGATAAGAATTCTGATTTCAATGAAACATACGGAAGTGAAACAGTCACTTTGAAGGGGTGTGTCATTACAGGTGACATTCCTATTCTGGATCTGGATACCGACGGTGAAGTTGTTAAGAACCAGGTTTCGTTTGGTGCTCATGACATCATAATGTAATAATGAATGATCAGATAGGGGGATGATAATTCAATAGAGGATTATCATCCCCCATTTTATAATGTGCCGCTAATAGGCACATTAAGTATTAACTAATATAAAAACCCATGTCTTCATAAATACCGCAAATACGGTCATTTAGCGAACGAAGAACAATGATTATGATTATCCAAGGAGGTAATAGTATGGCTAACAAAACTTTAAAGTACTTTATGCGTGAGGAAGCGAAGCATGAGGTGATCGTAAAGGTTCCCGGTCCCGACACCATTAAAGACGAAAACGGGAAAACCGTTGAATTTGAAATAAAGGTTCTGACGAATGAGGAAGTCGCAAAAATCAATGATATGTATAAATCCAGAACCCCGGCGAGAGATAAGAAGGGTAATTATATCATACAAAATGGTGAGCTGGTTTTCAGAAGTGAGAAAGACAATGCTAAAGCAGCTCGTCATATTATGGTTGAAGCCCTTGTGTATCCAGATCTGAAGGATCCTGAGCTTATGCAATTCTATGATTGCAATGATATAACGGAAATGCCATTTAAAGTATTTCCTACCAGTGCGGAGTATGCATATGTCAGCAAAAAGGTTATGGAAGTGCTTGGCATGATTGATCCGGCAGAATCCAAGGATGAAAAGGACCTTGAAGACGCAAAAAACTAATAGAGTGCAAGGGCAGTGACGGTTATTGGGCTCATATTCTTTGGCAAAGACACAACTTAAGGCCAGAAGAATTTGAAGCAATGCCGAGTAGAAGAAGAATGTTTTTTATAGCTTCTGAACTTCGTGAAGAAGAACACCCTTGCAGGAAAGATATCTTTAGGAGAGGAGGCGGCAAGTAATGGATGGATTATCCGTTATATTTAGGGCGGTAGATGAAATAAGCTCCAAGTTCGAAAATATGGTATCGAGCGGAAGCAAAGCATTGAACACATTTGATGAACTTGGTGCCGCCGCTGATTCAACATATTCCACTATCTCCGACGGTGCCAAGGATGCATCATCTTCCATTGAGCGAGCTGCGGAATCTACTGATTACTGGACAGATGCCATTGGAAACTATGACAAAGGAGCTATGGAAGCTGTGTATTCCACCGAAGAATTAGTTGAGATGGGATATAAGACAGAAGATGCTTTAGAAGAGGCTGCAAAAGCCGCCGACAAAGCTACTGAAGAAATCGCGGATTATGGTAAAAAATCAGAAGAAGCCGGCGGGAAGTCAGAAAAGTTCGGGGAAAAATCCAAAGATGCAATAACTTCTCTGAATGATGTACTGACGACTGCCGGTGTTGCTATAGCTATTAAAGAGATAACAGAAGCTTTTGCTGAATGTTCTGAAAAAGCTGCTGAATTTGAAGTGAATGTGGCTAAGATAACGACGGTTGCTGATACTTCGGTTCGTTCGGCAAGTCAATTGTCAGAGGGTATAAGCGCTCTTTCCATGGATGTGGCTAAATCGGTTAATGAATTAGCTGAAGCTGAGTATGATGCGATCTCTTCAAGTATCGAGACTGCGGATGCAATCGGTTTTGTTGATACAGCCAATAAGTTAGCAGTAAGCGGTTTTACTGATTCTGCTACAGCGGTTGACGTTCTTACAACTTCAATTAATGCCTATGGTGCACAAGCATCAGATGCATCGAAGATCTCTGATTATTTAATTACCACACAGAACTTAGGTAAAACGACCGTAGATGAACTTGCACATAGTTTAGGTATGGTAATCCCTACTGCTGCTGCATATGAGGTAGAGCTTGATAATTTGAGTACAGGATATGCAGTCTTGACTTCGAATGGTGTTGCAACAGCACAATCAACTACTTACCTGAAATCAATGCTGTCAGAGCTGGCAGACACGGGAAGTGCCGTTGCCGGCATCCTGAAAGAAGAAACAGGAAAATCATTTACTGAATTGAACCAAGAGGGTTATTCACTTGGTGATGTAATGCAGATTTTAGGTGACAGCGTTGGAGGGAACGCTACAGCGTTCTCTAATCTATGGAATAGTATTGAAGCTGGTACCGGTGCATTATCCCTTTACAATTCTGGTGCTGATAAGTTTAATGATTATTTGAATCAAATGAGGAATTCCATTGGTGCAACAGAGAAGGCCTATGAGGTTATGACAGATACAACGGATTATTCTACTAAGAGGCTGGAAAATAGTTTTAACAACCTGTCTATTGCAATTGGTGAAGACTTAAATCCTACAGTAAGCTCCTTGCAAAATGGAGTTGCAGATGTGACCGACGGGTTTACAAAGATGATTCAAAAGCATCCGGCAATATCGGCGGCATTAACCGGTGTTACCCTGGCAATAAGTGCTGCCACGGTTTCATTGGTAGGATACAAAGTTGCTATGACTGTGGCGACACTCGCTACTACTGCTTGGACAGCTGTACTTAACATGAATCCGGTCTTTCTTGCAATTACCGCAATAGGGGCTTTGACTGCCGGAGTTATAGCATTTGCATCAATCCTAGGTGATAGTGAGACGGAATATGATACCTGGACCGAATCGACCAGGAAGCAATATGACGAGCTTCAGGAACTTAATAAAGAATATGATGAAGCTATTGATAAATACGGAGAAACATCAGAAGAAGCTCTTCGATTACGTTATCAGATTGACGAACTGAATGAAAGTTTTGAAACAAATAAGCAGACGGTAGAAGAGTTTGCAGCTGAATGCGATTCCTTAATCGAATCACATGAAAACCTGGTGACTTCGTATAATGACCATTATGATGCTATACATGATAATGAAATTGGCACTATGGCACTGATCCAGAGGCTGTCCGATTTATCATCATCGACAGAACAGACCGCAGGTACTCAGACTGAAATGGATGCCATAATCAAAGAACTGAATGAGAGCATCGATGGTTTGAATTTATCCTATGATGATTTAATTATCAATCAGGATACCACAATCGAATCACTGAAAGCCCTGGCTAAAGCTCAGGCGGATCAGGAAAAGTATACAGAACAGTATCAAACCTATGTTGATTTGCTAAAAGAAGAGGCTTCTCTTAAGGAAAATCTCGAAGAAGCTAACTCCAATGCAGCTTCAGCACAGGAACGATATAATGAAGCAGAAGCTGCTTATTCGGAAAAATTATTGCTATTATCTAAATATGATACGTCCGGCATGGCTGGATTATCGATGATGTTTTCAGATGAAAAGAAGGCATTAGATAATGCTTCGGAGGCGCTTGATACATATACATCTAAGCAGGAAGAATTACAAGCTGCTTATGATGAAAACCTCTCAATGCAAAAGGAAATATCTTCATCGTGGGAGGAAATGGCAAAAGCCGAGGAAGAAACCATATCTGTAAACGAAGCAGTTGCAACAGCTACAGAAGGTGTTTCGGAGAAACTCAAGGAACTGGCAACGGCTTATGATGATGCTTACAATTCAGCGAAAGACAGCATAGACGGACAGATTGGTTTATTTGACTTGATGAAAACGGAAACAGAGCTTTCCATTTCAGATATGCAGAAGGCCTTGGAAAGTCAGTACGAGTATATAACCAATTACACAGACAACATTAAAAAGGCTGCTGAGTACGGTTTGGATACGGATCTGATATCATCATTGTCAGATGGAAGTGCTGAAAGTGCTGGACAGTTGGATGCTATTATATCAAAGATAGAGAAACTTGGCGGAACAACCGAAGGAATGTCCGATGATGCGAAAAAGTTTGTTGATAGTTTTAATTCTTCTTTTGAAAAGGTTGCAGATGCAAAGGATACTTTTGCTACCACAGTAGCAGAAATGGAAACCAACTTTTCGGCAGGCATGGATGCAATCGGAGAAGAACTTGCAACAGCTATCGATGGCATGAATATGTCAAATGAAGCTGCTGAGGCTGCAAAAGCAACTATGGATGCCTATATTGATGGAATAAAGACAAAGACCGGGGAGCTTAATTCTGCGTTAGCTGCTATTGAGTGGGCAAATTCCAATATGTCCAAATTTTCAAATACCGGGCTTCCTGAAGGATGGGCCGCTTTAGCAGATCCTTATCCATCAATACCATCATTCGAAGATGTTTCTAAAATATGGAATAAGTCCTTCATAGCTCATGCTGAGGGAGGTATTTTTGATACACCACATTACGGAGTATTTGCCGAGGAAGGCCCTGAATCATTCATTCCGATTGATGGTTCCGAGAGGTCTTATGATATTTGGGAGGACACTGGTAGATTGTTAGGTGCTCTTCCGGAAGATAACACAGATGATATACCAGCACCCGTTATAGAGGATGCAGATACTCGTACGAGTACATCTGAAAGATCTATAACTCTTAAGATTGAAGGATCTGGCAGCTTGAAAGTGGATGGAAGATTATCTAAGGAATCCGTACTTGATACTTTGACTGAAAACCTTCGCCCAATACTGATTAACCTCATCCAGGAAGAAATATTTGAGGAAGGGGATGACTCTTATGAATACTGATTACCAGATGTGGATTACATACAATGGTGAGAAAGAAAAGCTGCATATTCCAGTTAATCCGGAAAGCTTCAAGGTATCCAACGGAAGTAATAATGATAGCGTTGATATCGTTGGACTTGGTGAAATCACCATTAAGCAGGATCGGCCGGCATTGGTTTTCAGCTTTTCTTCTTTCTTTCCTGCAACGTATTTCTCAGGATGCAAATACAAAAAGATACCGGATCCTGATAAAGCGGTTGAGAAGTTGGTTAAATGGAAGAATGGTGAGAAACCTGTACATCTGATCATCACCGGTACATCAATTAATATATTCTGTACTATTGAAGATTTCCCTTACGAGGAAAAGGGCGGTGACGTTGGTACGATCTACTATTCTTTAAAACTAAAAGAGTATAGAGATGTATCGGTAAGAAAAATCAATGTGAATGGATCAACCGCTGAGATATCTTCATTCAGTCTTCGGACGGACAATACGGTGAATGACAAAACATATACCGTAAAATCCGGAGATTGTCTTTGGAATATAGCAGTAAAGTTTTACGGTAGCGGAGCAAAGTACATGAAAATATACAATGCGAACAAGTCTGTTATCG